CATGATATAATCTTTCCAATGTTTGAATTTGAAATGCCAGGCGATATTTCAGATCTTAAAGCAATGGAATATGAGTTGTGCGAATATTTAGGATTTGATAAACCTACAGAAAAGACATATGCTGAATGGCAAGCAACATATAATGCTCAAGGTGAGTTAACCGCTGAACATGAAACTAGAATGTTCAATGATTATAAGTCAGCTATGATTACAGACTTTCCAGAATTTACTAGTCCTTTTTGGAATATGAGTAGATACGGAGATGGTGTACACAGTAAAAAAATAGATGTAATACTTGGTGGAATGGAAACTATTGGATCAGCAGAACGATCGTGTGATGTTGATATGATGCGCGATACATTTCACACAATTACAGATGGCGAATATTCAGCATTATTGTTTAAGTTATTTGGCAAAGATAGAGTAGAAGCAGAACTTGAAGAATTTTTAAAATTTGATTTCTTTCCAAGAGTCGGTGGTGGAATCGGTATGACTAGAATGATTGCTGCCTTAGATAAAAATGATTAAAGATTTTTTCTGGTGGTATAAACAGCTTACTTCAAAGAGTTATGGATATATCGTTTGTATTGGTTATGCATATTATAATTGTAAACACTATAATAGAGATGGCAGTTACAGAAAAGATACCCCAGGCGGTGGTTAATCTGGAGTGGCGGAAAAGGTAGACGCGATAGGTTGTTTCCCTATTGTCTTAAGCGAGACGTGGTGGTTCGAGTCCACCCTCCAGAGCCAAATATGTATTTATAAAAAAAAGCGTCTTTTGGCGTTTTTTTTATTTACAAAAAGTTATAAATAGTATAATATAAAACTATAGACTGGAGTTTACTAATGCGTAAATTTAAAACATTTTTTAAACTTGAAGAGATGGCTTCTGCAAACATCTCAGATTTAGATGCAGAATTTTTAAAGCGCGCTCAGAAAGTAACATCTTTTAATATATCATCTAGTGACTTCATATCTCTTAAGTATAAAAAAGAAATACAACATCTGTTTAGAACACACATGTTTCCTACATTTGATTTAAATACTACTATTTCAGGTCAGCCTACGCCTAACAAATTGAATAATTTAATAAAGAAACTAAAAAGTATTAATGCTAAGAATTTTAAAAATCTACATACTTATAATCTAAAAGGTGTTGGCCCGGCAGAAGCTACCTTATTCTTTTTATTAGATAAAGCGCATTTAGGTGGAGGTTCGAGTGCTGGAGTTGACATTGTAGTTGATGGAAAAAATTACGAAGTAAAAGCTGGTAATTTACCTGGCGAATTTGGTGGAAAAGAAATTATAGGATTCAAATTAGGTGGCACTGTACCACTTGCAAGTATAGTAAAATCTGCTTTAGAAATAAGAGATAGCGATCCAAAAATTACTGCAAAAGGTAATGAAAAAACTGGTGTTAACGGAAAACAAATTAAGGCAATTATGGCTGATCGTAAATTAGCTGCAAGATGGAAAAAAGAAGTTGAAACTCCATATGCACGAGCCGCAGCAAAATACTTAGGAAAAAATCCAATTATCTTTATGGTAAATACTACACCAGCTGCGAGATCAGGAGAAGTCGCTGCAATTAAAACTCCTTCATTATCAGATATCTCAATTGATGTGGTAACACAAGGAACAATTAAACCGAGAGTAAAAATCTAATGAATTTTAAAGAGTTTATAACAGAACAAAAAAATACTCACATGACTCACATCGAGGACAAAGTAATCTATGGTGGAGTCGACGGAACTCGACAGGCAATAATGGCTCTCAGGTCCTTAAGAGATATGTTAGGAGGAGTAAAAGATGGTAACGTTAGTGTTAAATGGGATGGCGCTCCTGCTGTGTTTGCTGGGACTGATCCACGTGATGGCAGATTCTTCGTGGCTAAAAAAGGAATCTTTAATAAGGAGCCCAAGGTATACAAGAGTAATGCAGATATCGACGCTGATACTAGTGGTGATCTTGCTACAAAGCTTAAACTCGCTTTACAATATTTACCCGATCTTGGAATAAAAGGCGTAATACAAGGAGACTTTCTGTACGGTCCAGGAGATGTTAAAACTTCGAAGATTAAAGGACAATCTTATGTTAGCTTTCATCCTAATACAATTGTATACGCAGTACCTGCAAATTCAATGGCTGCCAAAGAAATTAAAAGTACCAAGATTGGTATAGTTTGGCACACAACTTATAAAGGAAATTCTTTTGAAACAATGAAAGCTTCATATGGAGTTAATGTTTCAAAACTTAAAAAATCAAGTAATGTTTGGTCTCAAGACGCGATGTTAAGAGACATGACAGCATTTACTATGACTAAGACAGACACGGAGGAAGTCAATGAGTTACTTAGCAAAGCTGGGAAAATATTTAACCAAATTAGTGGTAGTACCTTACGCACTTTGGAATCTAATAAAACTCTTGCTCAAACCATTGAGACATATAATAATACCTTTGTACGTAAAGGTGAAGTTATTAAAGATACGCGTCGTCATGTGGTTGGGCTCATTCGTTATATCGAAGGTAAGTACAAAAAAGAAATCGACAAAAGGTCAACAGAAAAAGGCAAAGTAGCTCAACAAAAAAAGCTAGATGAACTATTAAAATTCTTTTCAAAAGAAAATAAAATTTACTTAGAAAGGATGTTTGAATTACAGAAAACGATAGTTCTTGCGAAATTAAAACTTATAAATATACTAAACAAACTTAATAATGCAAAAACCTTTTTGAAAACTAAAAGAGGCTATCAAGTTACAGGCCAAGAAGGATATGTAGCAATCGATAGACTTGGTGGTGATGCAGTGAAAATTGTTGATAGGTTAGAATTTTCCTATGCCAACTTTTCACCGAATATATTAAAAGGATGGGATAAACCAGGGAGAAACTAATGGCGGATGTTATTCGCTTCTCAACATTTATACTCGAGTCAGCAGAACTCGACGAAGTTCTTTCTATCCAAGGAAGACGTAAATTAGCCAGAAGTATGAAAAGACGAAAGTCTAGACTTAAGCTTGCAAGATCTAGAGCTAAACGTAGACTTGCAAATAAGCAGGTTCTTACGAAAAGAGCTCGTAGAGGATCACGTGCGATGATGGCTAAAAAATTAGCTCAAGGCAAAAATAAATCAGAACTCTCAGTTGCAAAGAAGAAAGAAATCGAAAGAAGACTTTCAACAGATACTTGGCAAACTAGAATTGGCTATATGCAAAAAAGAATGCTTCCTGTAAAACGTAGACAAGAATTTGCAAGAAAGAAACAATGATTAATTCGTTTAAAAATTACTTAGTTGAAGAGGAAAAAACCGTTTATTTTACATTTGGTAGAATGAACCCTCCTACTATTGGTCATGAAAAGCTACTAAATAAATTAGCGTCTTCTTCTCGCCAAAATCCATATAGAGTTTACTTATCACAATCTAGTGATAAGAAAAAGAATCCACTTAATTTTGCAAGTAAAGTAAAACACGCTCGTAAGATGTTTCCAAAACACGCAAGACAAATTATGGCAGATAAAAAAGTTAAGACTGTCTTTGATGCTCTTGTAAAATTATATAAAGAAGGTTTTAAAAATGTAGCGATGGTGGTTGGATCAGATCGTGTAAATGAATTTGAAGCTCTTCTCAATAAATATAACGGCGAAAAAGCTAGACATGGATTATATAATTTTTCTAAGATCACTATTATCTCTGCAGGTGAAAGAGATCCAGATGCTGATGGAGCAGAAGGAATGTCCGCATCTAAAATGAGAGCGGCCGCTTTTAAAAATGATTTCACATTGTTTTCTCAGGGTTTGCCAAAAACATTATCTAATTCTGATTCTAAAAAGCTATATAATGAAGTCCGAAAAAGTATGGGACTTAAAGAACAAACAGAATTTAAAAATCACATACAATTAGAATCCGTTTCTGAAGTACGTGAAAATTATATCAAAGGCAGCTTGTTTAAGGTAGGTGATAAAGTTGTTATAAAAGAAAATAATGAAGTTGTTACAGTCACACAATTAGGAAGTAATTACGTAATTGTAGAAAATAAAAGTGGCACGTATAGAAAATGGTTAGATGCTGTAGAAGCATTAGAAGATCGATCTGCCTATTTTAAAGGCCTTTCAAAGAGCACGAAAGATAAGAGAAAATCACATTTTAAAAAATATAGTAAGTATGACGATGATAACCCTGCAGCTTATAAAAAGGCACCAGGTGATGCCAACGCTAAAACAAAGGTAAGTAAACATACAAAGAGATTTAAACAAATGTTTGGAGATGACTAATGAGATTCAAAGAATACATTAACGAAAAAGCAGATGCTGCAATTAAAAATAAAGCCGAAAAATCAGGAATGTCAGCGGGTATTCTTCGAAAGGTTTATAACAGAGGAGTTGCTGCATGGCGTACAGGTCACAGACCAGGAACGACACCTCAGCAATGGGGATTAGCAAGAGTTAATTCATTCATAACAAAATCGTCAGGTACTTGGGGTAAAGCTGATAAAGATTTAGCTGCAAAGGTAAGAGGATAAAATGAAAACATACTGGGAATTAAGAAACGAAATAACAGAGGCCATAAAACATACTCATGCTGTAGTAGATGGTTCGGGTAAAGTTGCTGGTATGACATCAAATGAAAGAGATGCAAAAGATATTGCTCGTAGACATAAAGGTAAAGTAGTAAAACTTAAAAAACCGATGTCACCGAAAAAAGGCGATATGATGATTAATCGACCTTTTAAAGAAGAAGCATTTAAAAAAGTTGCTAAGCCAACTGTAAAAATATAGGAGAGTAAATAATGCCACTTAAAGTATCAGATGGAATTGGAGCGTGGGTAAAAGACTTTCAAAAGTCTGATGCTCCGCAGTTTAAAGGTAAATCAAAAGATGAACGCCGTGATCAAGCTGTTGCAGCTTATCTTTCTGCAAAACGAGGCGATCAAAAAGAAGGTTATATGCCTAACTACGCCGATAAGATGAAAAAAAAGATGATTACTCCATCTGACAAGAGTAAACTTCTTAAAATCAGGCAAATGCTCGATAAAGAAAAAAAACCTGTTAGAAAAGAAGCGATGACACCTGCACAAAAAGCTGCTCATGATAAAGCTATAGCAGATTTTAAAAAGCGTGGTGGTAAGATTACTAAACTTCCACCAGGTAAAGCAGCTGGTTGGCATGGTAAAGATGATCTAGGTTCAGGAATGAAAGGTATGTTGGCAAAAGGATCAGCTAAGAAACTTGGATTAAGAAGACATGGTAAGCACTTAGATACCTCTACTCCAATTCATAGAGAATCAGTGCAAGAAGATTTTATGTTTAAAGTTGGAGTTGAAGGTTTACCAGATATGATTATCGGTGGTTCAAGTCCAGGTGATATTAAAGCAAGAATGCGTAAAATTGTGAAACAGCCTTCGATGATTACTTCAGTAAGTCGTATGACTTCTTCAGAAGTAAAGAAGAGATATCGCGATATGGCTCAAGGTAAAGAAGACACTAATGAGATGGTTGATCCCATGGATTTAAGAGGTAGACCAAAGAAACCAGATCCATATCCAAATTCACCATACGGCATAAAACATCCACTTCATCCTGCTAATTTAGCAAAGAAGAAGAATAATAAGAAAACAAAAACAGAGGCAACATGGCCAGCCGAAATGCCTAATGAAGAATTAAATGAAGCTCCTGGTATTGTTACTAAAAATGTTGCGGCAGCTAAAGCCGATATTCAAAAAGCAACAAGAGCTTTGAATAGTGCAGTAGGAAAAAGTGAAAGACCTTTAACGCGAAGTATCATGAATGCCATTAAAGCATTAAAAACTGCAAGTAAGGAACTAGAATAGAATGCATCCAAGTTCAGTGAATAATATGAAGAAAGCAATTAGTAAAATTGCTGGTGAGTTAAAAAATGGTATGACTATTTTAGATGTAGGAGGTCGAAGCATCGGCCCACAAGATCGATCTTACAAAGGATTATTTAGTAATTTAAATCCTACTTATTATGTGGCAGACATTAACAGTGGCGGTAATGTTACTCACATCATGCCAGGAGAATATGAATTACCTTTTGAGGATAATTCAATTGATTTGATTGTTAGTGGTCAAACATTAGAACATGTTCGTAACCCTTTTCGAAGTGTTGCAGAAATGAAAAGAGTTTTAAAAGAAGGTTCATGTATGATTTTAATTGCGCCTTCACAAGGAAAATATCATGACAATCCAGATTGTTGGAGATTCATGGATGATTCTTTTAAGGCAATTGCCGATGAAGTTGGATTAAAAGTTATAGACGATTGGGTAGATCTAAACGCACCTGATGAAAGATCACAAAGGTGGAAAGATCATACTTTTATAGGAAGAAAATGAAAAAATTTAAAGACATAAGGCCATTAGACTATGGCACACCAGAATCGGTAAAACTAATGAAAAAAATAACACCGGGTGAAAATGTTAGCGAGCTTTTAATGAAGACAGATAAAAAGCTTCCTAATTTAAAAGTTCCTGTAAAAGGTACAAAAGGAGTTTCGAAACATATGAAAAGAAAACATTATGCTAAACAAACAGAATCAGATGGGAAAAAATAATGAATAATTGGATAACTTTCTTTGTAGTATTATTTGTATTTTGTTTGGTTGGATGTACAGCAATACCTCCTATGGATAATCCAGAATTTACTTTTGGAAGAAAGTGTAATGACAATGGTCAATGGAGTTTTGTTTGGGTTCATGATGCAGACACAGAATTGAGCGCAACGAAAGAGAAATGTAAATGAAAACATTTAGAGAATTTCGTGAAGGATCAGAATCATGGGCAGCTGGCTATAAGCGCCGTGTAGTTAAAACGTCAAAACCAGATCATAAGAAAAAAGGTTATAATTGGAGAATCAAAGGAAAAGACCGACCTGAGATATCCATTAAGTTATATAAAGAAAAGCCTTCACAGGCTGAATTCAATAAACAAATGCGAAGAGTAGCAGGTCACGAGTTTGGTGGGTAACATGAAAAAATTTACAACGTACAGAGAAGAATTAATTGATCAAATTTGCGAACAAGGTGATATCTATAAAGATTTACAAATCACTGAAGCCGAATATAAAGGCAAAAAAGTAAACTTAAATGATCCAATTAGAACTTCAGAGAATCCTGGTAAAAAGTTTAAAGTCTATGTAAAAGGACCAAAAGGCAATGTTGTAGTTGTTCGATTTGGAGATCCTAACATGGAAATTAAAAGAGATGATCCAAAGCGTAGAGCAAGTTTTAGAGCCCGCCATGGATGTGATAATCCAGGTCCTAAATGGAAAGCTAAATATTGGTCTTGTTATCAATGGAGAGCAAGTTCAAAGGTAGATAACTAATGGCAATAAGATTTCGTCCAGCATCAGCACACGAACCAAAAAAACATGGCACAAGTATCGGACGTAAGCCTATATTTTCTACTATGAATAAGAGCAAAAGAAGAAGTTTTAAAAAATATAGAGGTCAAGGAAAAAGATAATGGTTGAATCATCAGAGCCGAATGCTAATAGATTAGATAGAATTGAAGAAAAGTTAGATCGGCTAACTGACGCGATGGTTGCGATGGCTAGAGCAGAGGAGAAAATCATAGCACTGCAAGACGATCATGAGAACATGCGAGAAAGACTAAACAAATTATCAGTCAAACTTGACGATATACAGAAAGCAGTAGATGATAATTCGCGAACTGTAAGTCTTATAAATAAGATAGTAATTGCCGCTGTTATAGCGGGAGTAGGTTCATTGGTGGCTCAATGGATTATGTAAAGGAGAAAAAAATGGCTAACACATATGACGAGGTTAGGGCCACTCGCGAAACGGTCCAAGAAGCAACTGATCTTTATAACAAAGGTGGAATTCAAATTACAAGATATTCTGCTGGCAAAGGTAAATTAGGAGTACAAGTTAGTACTGGATATCAAAAATATATACAACTTACGGAACCACAAATGAAAACATTAGCACAAATATTACCAAAACTTCAAAGAGATCTCAGAAAAGATCTTATGAAAAAAGAAGATCTGGATGAAGCATTAAAAGGTGACCAACATAAACTTGATCATGATAAAGATGGTGATATTGATGGTAAAGATTTTGAAGCTCTTCGAAATAAAAAGAAGAAGAAAAAAGGTAAAGAAGATACCGCTGATATGAATCCGAAGTTAGATAATGGTAAAGACAATAAAGCAGAACAAAAGGAGTCGACTATGTCAATTAGAGACAAACTGGTTGCTGTGCTTGAAGGTGACAGATCTGCTCATTACAAAGGTGCAACAAAGCCGCAGGAATATGCGGATATGATCGCTACTGGTGATGGTGCTAAAAAGATGGTTGATGATCACAAGCCATCAGGCAATGTTGATCCTAAGTTTGATGGAAATGTCGCTGCAAAAGATACAGCCGAAGCTGGTAAAAAAACTAATCAAAGTAAAAAGAGACCTAATGATAATGATAAAGGCGATAAAAAAATCGTGAATCCAGCCCCAGGCGCTAAAACAGAATCAACAGATAAATTAGCAGGAATTAAAGCAGCATACGAGAAAATGAATTCATAATATCTGAATATATAATTACATGATGATATTTAATGAACTGAATAATAAAAATTTTTTAATGTATGCGGCCAAAAGTTATTATAGGCCAAAATTTTCTGATATTGATGAATTTTACGAGGATCTAAAGAGATTTAAATATCTTAAAAGATTGATTAATCGTTATTTTGATACAGGTGAATTAGCTGAAAGATTGATATTAAATCATTTAATTATCATCTTTAATGTTTTTGAATTTAAGCCTGCACTAAGAATGTGTGAGTTTAAATTTAATGAAAAACAACTTTCAGTATTAAAACCTTTTTTAATTCACCAAAAGTATATTTTATATAATGATTTATTAGGTATCGATATGGATAATAAGGTAGTTGAGGTTTTAAGAAAACAATGGGAATATTAAAAAGAGGCGCAGATCTAGTATATACATTCCGATTTATCAGAATGATGGTAATGGATTGGAAAAGCTGGGATGCATATAAAGAAGGTGTAATCGATGAAAACGGCAAAAGAATTAAAGCCGTTAAGCTTGACACCGACGCGAGAAAAAATTCCTATACCCCTTTCATTCGTCTTGCTGCTAATATTAAGCGTCTTGTTTCTAAAATTCCTGGTGGAGGATCAAAACTTGGATCTTTCGCTTCAGCGTTGTTCCTTATTAAAGAACAATATGGTCTCAGCGACGATAATTTACGATCGATCTTGCAGCAATTCAACATGGATTCTGTCGATTTTCTCAACGAACAAAACAACTGGTTTATACTTAAAGACAGGCAATTATCTCCAGGTATCTACAGAGTAAGTGAACAAAAATTAATTAACACGTACTACGAAGATTTCGTAAATTTAAATGACAAAGTAAAAGTTTTAGATAACTGTTATCCTACCGGAGATGTTTTCGGTATAGATATATATGAAGCATTACATTTACAAACGAATAAAAATGTTTATGTTTCAGCCGGAGAATTAATAAGATGAAAACAACAGAATCATTATGGGATAATATAAGAAAAAGAAGAGCAGCTGGTAAAAGAAAACTAAAACCAGGTGATAAGAATTATCCTAAGACATTAGATCTTAGTGACACCACAACTGCTTCAATACCTAATCCAGCACAAACTCAAATGGGTCCTAGATTTACAGCTACTAACGTAGTTGATCGTAGAAAGAAAAAACGACCAGCTTTGTTAAAAAGATTTTCGAAATTTGTATCTGATGCTTAAGATTTACGCTTTTATTTTTGTAATAGCAATATTAGGTGGTATAGGTTATGGTGCTAAATATTATTATGACACTACACAAAACACAATTGCGACTTTAAGAGAAAATAATTCAAAATTAGAAGTAGCGGTTGATACTGCAAATGAAAGTGTAGAAAGTCTTAAAGGTGATATGCAGAAGTTAGGTAAACTAAATAATCAATTACAAACGTCTCTACAAAAAGCAGAAGCTTATGGAGATGAGCTAAGAACAAAATTAAGTAAATTAAATTTAGTAGTCGAAGCACTAAAAGATTCAAAAGTTTTAGAAGGAAAAATGAATGACGCTACAGCAAAACTATGGCGTGGTTTCATGGATGATACTGGTGGCGACGGTGAGCGTACTCTTCCTGAGTGGTTGCAGTCGATTCCAACCGGAGCCGGAGATCAAAGTAGTAACCAAAATAGAGAAGGTTCAGATACCGGTAGTAGCTCGTCCGAAACCGCTACAACTCAATGACACTCGAGTCTTCGTAGTTACAAAAGAAAATTTCGAAGCATTTGAAAAAGAATTCACCGAGTTATATGGTGACTTAGCTTTTGTTGCTTTAAGTATGAGAGACTATGAATTATTAGCTTTAAATATTGCTGAAATACGTAGATATATAAATCAACAAACAGAAATTATAGTTTATTATGAAAAAGCGGTGAAAGAAGAACCTAAAAAGGAGAAAGAATAATGGATATCATTACGGATCTACTTATTACATGGTGGCAGTTTACAGTAGTAGGTATTTTGATTATTATTGGTTGGATTGCTAATAAATTAGGAGTTGATTGTAATGAAGAAATTATTGGATTTAAATATAATGAAATGCCACACCTTAAACCAATTATAATACCAACTGCTGGTAAAGGTTTTTGGGGAGCAATTTGGATGTGGATTACAGGAAGTAGGCATTGGGAACTTGCTAAAGATTGGAATTATTCGATTCATGAAGAGAATTTTGTGATTCCTAAAGGATTTAAATTTGATGGTGCATCTATTCCAAAGTTTCTACATACATGGTTATCCCCAACAGGTGTACTATTAATGGGTGGATTAGTTCATGACTATGCATATAAGTATGCTACATTAAAAAGAGTTTCAGGATCTGATAGTGCCACGATGGGAAAAATTGATCAAAAGAAAGCAGATCAAATTTTTAGAGATATTAATATTGAACAAAATGGTTTTCATTTCTTAAATTACCTTGCGTATTGGGCTTTAAGATTAGGCGGATGGTTAGCCTGGAATAAACATAGAAAGGTGAATGCAAAAATAGATGTTTGAATATAGATGTAAATTAATCAAAGTAGTCGACGGAGATACTATTGACGTCGATATTGATTTAGGATTTGGTGTTTGGTTACGTGATCAAAGAGTAAGACTTTATGGAATTGATACACCAGAATCTCGTACAAGAGATTTAGAAGAAAAAAAATATGGTTTAGCGGCAAAAGAATATTTAATTAAATGGACTGGAGCCGGTGATCTTAGAATAAAAACACACAAAGATGAAAGAGGAAAATTCGGTAGAATACTTGGAGAAATCTGGACTTTTGACACTAACATCAATGATAAGATGGTGTATGAACACCATGCTGTGCCATATCATGGGCAGTCTAAAGATGAAATTGAACAACAACATTTAGAAAATAGAAAGAAGATAAAATTATGAAACCAGGAGATTTAATTATTGAAGCAGCAAGAAAACAAGCAGAAGGTGAAGTTGCTGTACATAGAGCAAACATTGAAGTATATAAAACAATGCCGGCAGGTATTGGTGAACATTCTGACGTTACAGAAGCTGTTATTGCCGAACTAGATAAATTAGCATCTGCACAAGATCGTTTAGATATTATTAAAAAATATTTCTCATAAATCGTAAAAATAACGGTTTACAAAGCCGGTTTTTTGATATATAATACTACCATAAAATAAATTTATTTAAAACGGAGAAATCAATGGCAACAGCGAGTGTTGACACTAGAAGATTTTTGTCTCAGACTAAATTCTATGAAGGATATTCAAGATATTTAGAAGAAGATAGGAGATACGAATCTTGGGATGAGGCAGTAGATCGTGTAATTGATATGCACGAAAAAAATTATATCAATAAATCAAATGAATTAACTAATTATTTAGAGGAAGCAAGACAAGCTTATAAAGAGCAAAGAGTATTAGGAGCACAAAGAGCATTACAATTTGGTGGTGATCAATTGATGAAACACCAAATGAGAATGTACAATTGTACTTCTTCTTATGTAGATAGGCCTGAATTTTTTGGTGAAGTATTTTATATTCTGCTATGTGGAGCAGGTGCAGGATTCTCCGTTCAAAAACATCATGTTAAAAAATTACCTAAAATTACTACTCGTACTAAACAAGCAAAAGGATATATTGTAGAAGACTCAATTGAAGGTTGGGCATCAGCATTAGATGTACTAATGGCTTCATATTTTGTAGATGGCGGTAAATATCCAGAATTTGCAGGTAGAAGAGTATTTTTTGATTTAACTCAAATCAGACCAAAAGGTGCTAAAATCTCTGGCGGATTTAAAGCTCCAGGTCCTGAAGGTCTTAGAAGATCTTTAGACAAAGTAGA